TCTGAGATATCACCCACCCATGTAGGATTGTCGATTTCATCAGAACGAAAATCTCCTTCTTGCACTTCAATCGAAGTGATGTAGTCAAATGAACCATTTAGTCCATTGTATCTGTTGACATGTTTCATGACCAGTGCAGCTGCACTTGCCTCAGTCAAACTAGGTGAATGGTAGTAAGAGTGTTCGCCCTCACCATATGCGTTCTCCTCGTACACAAGGGTTTCGACATCGAACCCAATAACATAATCAGAACCTCCCTTAAACTTATGGAAGTTAGTGCCGTACTCTTCGACATTTTGGGTGGTTATTACATATTGGTTTCTCATATCAGTCTCCTTTTTTATTACTGTTCCATTCTACTAAAAAGTGAAGGTCATTGTCAACCCTACCATGACAAACATGTGTAAGGTTCATAACAACCTGAAACACCGATAGCGGAGTTATCGCAACCCCTACCATCCATCCAGAGTTCGAGTTTAATCTCATCAAACTCTTTGATGTGTAGTATCATGTGTTCAAATGTATTTTGTAGATTGTTCTGGAAAACATCTTTCCAGTTAGTCTTTTGAATTGGTTTGACTAGTAAAGAATTATCACTAACCTTTTTGATGATTGCAGTATATTCCATACCGTCTTTGACATATTTACAGGTATCTAAACCCTCTTCTATGTAACCGTTAAACAAACTCATTGACATGCCTCCTCGAACCTAAGTTCGAACAGTTTTGCGATAAACCCATGTTCACCACCCACTGGACTTGGTACATTTTCAATACCGAATTCTTTCTCTATTGCAAAGATTACATTCCAGATATCTTTATCTGCCATCTCTAAGATGTTTTCCATAATATCTTCTTTGATATTATCATTAACTTGATTACTCATATTATCTCCTTTCTTCATCATGGAATAAGGATACTAAAAAGTAAGGCCTGCTGTCAACCCCTAGGCGTGATTAATTCTATGTTTATCTCTTAGAGCTTGTGCTTTGGGATTATCAGTGAAGTTGCGACAATAAAGAAGATTACTGTCTGGATTAGTTTTCCACCTGTCAAAACCCCATTTGTTGGTGAAATCGATTAATGGTTGATTGTCTTCTCCACAATAACCAGTTATGTAAGGATGAATGTCACATATACGAGCAAACAATTGATTCATGGCATCAGGATACTTTCGTTCAGGATCCATATCTAAACAGATATCTGCACCGAAGTAACCCAATCCTTCACCGTAATGTTCGTCTTCAGGTTCATTTACGAATTGCACCATACCTGCAAAATAACCAATCACTTTGTTTTCGTGTTTGATTACCCAAGCATCTCTCATGTTTATCCCAATCCATTTCCATGCCTCTAGGTGCCATAGTTCTGAATGGTGATGATGTATGCCTGAATGTTGTACTCTATGACAACCTTCTGCATATTCTGGTCGCATTAAGTCTAATTCATATTTCATAATATATCCTAATTGGAGCTACTGGTCAGAATCGAACTGACTACCTGCTGATTACAAATCAGCTGCTCTACCGAGTGAGCTACAGTAGCGTGTCTAAATGTTCTAAGTCAATGTTATTTGCATCTAAGAGTTCAATCTTAAATTCATCGGTCTCTCTTAAAAATTCTACTGAGTGTGGCAATTCAACACCTTGTGATGCCAATCTATCAACTGCCTCTGTAAACTCTCTGTAGGTATCTCTATCGACCTTAACTTGTTTCTTTGCTGTCACTGGTATCATATCTATAATGTTCATCTTCCTACTGCCCCTAAGTATTTGTGTTTACATTCATCCCATGACATAGATACAATATCATCATAGAATAATGTTTCTGTTAAGTTTTGTCTCTCTGCGTTCATGAGGTTATTTATTCGTTTAGCCGCATACTTATCTTTCCATAACTGAGTAAGTGTTTCGACTGAACCATCATTGTTGTTTCTTATCAATTGGTCTTGTTCTATCTCACCTCTAAGAAATTCTCTAGTGTTTTCATAGAAACAAGAATAGTAGATACCTCTTTGATGGTCTGACTTCTGCAACTCTTTTGGTATCTTAAGTTGCGAGTACATGAATTGTCTCATACGATTTCTATGGTCTCTCTTAAGAGTCTGACCACTTTCTCTCTTTGCAACATACAATAAGAAGTATCTCTCATTGAAATGGTGTTCTGCATAGTCTAGCATCTTTCTTTCAGTCTCTTTGGTCATTTCAAATGATAATGAACCTTGACTGTATCCCATTTTCTTCCAATGTTTGAGTCTGTCGTATTGTGATAACCCACCTGTCTTAGATTTACCATAGAGAGATGTAGTAGTCATACCGACTAGTTTATCTCCGTAGTTTTCTTCCCATTGTTTCTGTATCACATCGGCAGTACATAACAATGCCATGAGTTTACCACCAGTGTAATTGAACCCTAGTGGTTGTGTTGGTAGAATACTTGAACCTATGGCGCTGTTGTTTAGTTTACCACTATTCGTTTTGTATATTCTTTCCCACCCAATGTAATCATCTCTAGGTGTTAAGTCGATAAAGTCACCTGTAATACAGATAACACCAAGATACTTCTCGGTCACTTTGTCTCTAACAATGTAATGTAGATTTCTACCTATGTTTGATGAGTTCTTTTGTGAGTGTGTCATTGTTCTAAGACAATTCCATTTCTCTGTAAGAGTACCAGCAGACTGTCTATCTTTGTTCGAGTCTGTATAAATCAGTTCTGGTTCTAGTTTCTCAAAGTCTTCGTATGAATTAGGAAACCATATGTTGTTCTTAGTCTCATTGATAAGTTTTAAGTGGTCTTCATTAACAAAGTTAGTCTCTTCGCCAAACAATGTAGAAACTGTTTGTGTCGGATACTTCATGTGTATCTCTTGGTACTTCTGATATAAGGTGTATTCTGCTACACCCATTTTAGATACGAATGATAAATCTTTTATCAGTAGTTCTCTGAGTTCTTCTTTTGATACGATGTCTTTCTCGACCCTATTGGCCTGATATTCATCGAATTGTTTTTGTACAAATGGTTCCATAATTACATATTAAAATCGTTAAACTTAGTTGAAGGTCTTGCCCTATCAGCGACAGGTATACTATCATCGATTAACATTTCGCCATCTACTAATTCTTCTTGTGCCTCTTGTTCTACATCATAGAGTTTCATTCTTGCTCTATCGATACCTATTACAAATCTCTTAAAGATTGTAGGGTCATTGTATCTGTTTTTTAACTGTTTCACTACGAGTTGGTCTAACTCTTCTAGTTCTTCAGATGTAATCAATGCAAACATCAAGTCTGCTGTTGCAGGTAACCCAAATGATTCTGAAGTATCTTCAAGACCAATATCAGTAGAACCAAAACCACTTCTTGTTGTTTGTGTTGCACTCATAATAGGCACATCACATTCTACTGCAACACCTCTAAGTTCTTCTGCAATACTCTTAACTAGTGTATAAGAGTTTGCCCCAGCACCTGGTCTAATTCTCTGAGAGGCACATATGTTTAGATAGTCGATAAAGATGATATCAGGTTTGAAGTCTTTCTTAATCTCTAGTTCTTGTAATAGATGTCTAAAGTGACCTGCATGGGCGGCTGCAGTAGGATATTCTTTTACAATAAGTTTACCTTGAGTCTTAGATTTAAGTCTACCAATCTTCTTGCCGTATTCTTTCTTAGACATATCAGGCAAATCTTTCATAGGTACATTCATAATGTTTGCATCTATTCTCTCTGCAATTCTTTCTTCTGACATTTCAAGTGTAATATAAAGTACATTCTTGTTCATCATCAATGCACTTGCAGCCATGTGACACATGAATAAAGATTTACCAACACCAGTACCTGCGAGACAAATGTTTAATGTCTTATTGGGCAAACCACCTTTGGTAATCTTGTTGAAGTATTCTAAGTCAAACGGAAGTTTCTCTTCTTCTGTTGTGTAGAACTCATATCGTTCTTCTGCATCTTCTAAGACATCATGACCAATGTGTTGGTCAAATGATACTGACAATGCATCTTTCAATAGTTCTGGTATCTCACCTGTAGACCTTTGCGACTTCTTATCAATGACTTCGATTGAATCCATGACTGCAATATAGATTGCTCTATCTTTGCACCACTTCTCTGTTTCATCTACTAACCAATCTATTGGTGTCTCTTCTTCTGGCATTGAGCCCAACAACTCTTTACAACCTGTAATGATATTCTCTGAATGAGATGTATCATTGTCTAGGTTTATGAGAAGTGCTTCGAGTGTTGGGCTCTTGGTGTATTTTTCGAAATAAGATTTTATCTCGTTATACACCAACTGCTCAGATGAATCGGCAAAGTACTCAGGTTTAAGAAAAGGAATTACTTTTCGTGTAAACTGTTCACTCTGAATCAGGTTCTTCAGGATTGTCTGTTCTATTCTCATTGCTTCCATACTTAAAATAATTGTTTGCGACTTTTTCTAATCTCTCCATTACATCTGGAGTGAAATACTTTTCGGGATTGTTGTTAATTGTTTTACCAAATTCTGTTTTGCCATTTGGTAATAACACCCTTGTACTTGACTTCTGGAATACACCACTTGCAAGTGCCATGTCTAGCAGACCATAGTATCTATCTAAGCCTGAGTCATATGTTAATCTTACATCGACCATTCTATTTTCTACAGTCAATCTTGATTTGGCGTTCTTACAGTGTATAATATTTCCAATGATTTCTGTACCCTCTTTTTCTTTTCTTTTTGAAAGATAGATGATTGAACTAGCGGCATACTTGAGACCACTACCCCCACCCATTTCTTTCTGAGGAAACATAGAACCAATCACATCATATGTATGATTAGTCACAATCATTGGAACACCTGCACGACCTAGTTTTAAAGTTAATACTCTAAATGCACCCTTAGTAATTTGGGCACGAGTCATGTCTTTGGTTTCTTTTCCGTCAGCAGTATCTTGTATCTCTTTGGTAGTTGATAACATACCAAGTGAGTCTAAACAAAACATCATCGGAGGTCTTTCATCCTTTGGTGTCTCTAAGTACTTGTCGAGAATATTGATTGCCTGATTTCTGAATTCTTGTACTGTTACCACAGGCACGATAACAATTCTATCTGAGTCTATACCCCTTTCTTCAATCATTGCTTTACTGATTGCGGACTCTGACTCAAAGTAGATAACAGCAGATTCAGGATTATCTGCAAGGAATTGTTTTACCATTCCCAATGCAAAGAAAGTTTTACCTGTTGCTGATTCACCAGCGATTGCGGTGATTTTGTTTTTGGGTAGACCACCATATAGTGACCCACTCAGCAAAGCATTAAATATGTACGACCCACTATCTACGAATGAATCTACATCACCAGCATTGACGCCATCGGAAACTACTCCTGCGTATTCATTGCCTGATGCTTTGACTAAATCTTTTATAAATGACATTTCACTTCTCCATAATATGTAATATACTAATCTAGTATACTAGAAGATGTGTTATTTGTCTAGTAGGTTTTCTTCTAATTCTGGAAAGTCTTCACGACAACTTTTGTATTTAGATTGTTGTTCTAAAATTTCTAGTATCATTTTACATTGAGTTTCTAAATGAATTATAAAACCAAATATGATTGCAATCATAATCATGTAAAATATATCCATTATATGGATTGTCATAGTTCTAACTCTGATTGTGTCTCTAAAACTACAACACCTTGTTCTAGTAATACTTCTCTGTTTGCCATGTGGGCAGCTTCAGTTTCTTCTTTATTACCACCTGTATATGCGACTGCATGGTGGTCAAGAATCATCTGTTGATTTACAGATGTTTCATTTGAACCAATGAACAAATCTCCTAAGATTCTTCCAAACTTTCCTTTATCGTGTGATACTAGTTCGATTGATTCTGCTTCTTCTAAAATTGTTTTAAGATGTTTTTTAGATGCTTTACCAAATTTCTTTTCTACTAAATCTCTTGTTCGGCTTTCAGGAGTATCGATGCCTAACATTCTTACTCTCTGTTTTTTATACACCATACCGAACCCTAAATCAATATCTACATCTACTGTATCACCATCGACTACCTTCACTATGTTTACTTTATATCTATACATTTTTTATACCTGATTATGTTTTCTATGTGCAGTTTTTTCTGCCCAATCTTTCAATGCCTTTCTTATAGAATCTTCTGCAAGAACAGAACAATGCAATTTGATTGGCGGTAGTTCTAATGCATCTGCAATTTCTTTATCTTTAATCAGTTGTGCCTCAGTCATGGTTTTACCCATTAAGAGTTCTACGAATAAAGATGAACTTGCAATAGCAGAACCACACCCATAAGTTTTAAATTTGACATCTTCAATAACTTCAGTATCAGGATTTACTTTTAAATCTAATTTCATTACATCACCACATGCAGGTGCACCAGCTAAACCGGTCACTACATTTGGGTCATTTGGGTCGAATCTTCCGACTCCATGTTTTGATGGATTGTTCAAGACTTCTTCGAATCTATCGACTACTTTTTTTGAGTATGCCATAGAGTTATTTATCCAAAAAAGGAATCTAAACTCGCAACTGGTTCTACATTCCAGTTAATATGTCCTATGATGTTTCGTAATGGTTCGATAAATGATTTATCAAACTGCAAATCATAATCTACAAATCTATGTAAATCAAATTCTTTTGGTAATGAGTTAGTGAATGATATCACATTCTCATTGATAGGGTTTGGCATAGTAAGATATGTAAAGTGAATCTTCTCACCGTTTTGAATAGGTTCATATCTCTTCAGTAGATTCATTTCTTTAAGTCTATGATTGAATAGTAATGAACCTCTGACATGAATTGGTGTACCCTTGCCATAGATGTGAGTTGGGTCTGCATACTGAATGAGACCTTTACACCCTCTAGGGAATGCAACATCTTCTGGCGGAAGTTCTCTGAATTCTTTTCTTGCAGTTTCTACAAAGTCCCATAACTGCTGTTCATCACCACGCATGACAATCTTAATTGCATCTTCTAGTCTTCGTCTCACCCACAAAGGAGTTGATGACTTTGCAGTCTCAATGCCCATAAGTTTGAGTTTAGGTGTCTCTAGTCTAACACCCTCATTATCAAATACATTTAGAATATATCTTTTCTTTGCAGTCCATATACCTTTGTCTGCAATTACTTCACGACCCATTTCCATTTTCTGTTGATATGCATTGGTATAATCTGCAAGGTCTTCGAAACCTGCATCAAGTACATCTTCTATCTTAGACTCTGCCTTAGATAAGAAATCACATATCTTGTCTTTGTCTGTTTCGCCAGGCATAACTGTTTCTACGAATTTATCCATTGTGAGATAAATTGAATCAGTATCCATTGCAATGACATAATCTTCATTGTCTGTTTTAAGTATCTTGTTTAGATATTCGTTGACTATCTTCTCTGACCATTTGATAACTAACTGACCAGAATAAGTAATTGCCTCTGCAAGATTTGGGTCAAAGAAAGCAAACCACTGATTCGCCATAGAACCATATGCTGAGTTAAGTGCAATCTTTCTTACTTGTTGATTGTTGTATGCCCTCTTAATAAGAGTATCTAGTTTCTTAATCTCTTTAGGGTCAGAAGTCTTCTCTTTGACTTTCTGATACTCAATCATCTTTTTCTTCCATGCCTTACGCTCATCGTACATGACTTCCATAATCTCAGGAAAGAAACCTTGTTTATCTCGTGTGAACATTACACCATTGGGTGCGACTGTAGCGTTCATCTTCTTAGCAATAGATAAGTCCACTTTCTTGTGCAACATCAATTCTACATTCGTATCTTGTCTATGACCCTTAATCATTTTCTCTGGTGAAATATTCCACTGCATAATCAAATGAGGATATAGAGAGTTCAAGTCAAATGACATAACCCAATTATGACCACCAGTGATTGGTTCTTTAACATAGGCACCTGCAATCTGATTCGTCTTGTTCTCGTTTCGTTTTTGAGGTGGTGTTTGAACTCCTTGTTCTTTTAAGAAGTTGTAGATGATTGTTTCCCAATACTTAACCATACCGAATGTGTCGATGTAATTACACTTGGCATCATACGCCATTGCCTGAGTCAAGTCTAAGAAACCTAGTTTGTCTTCTAGTTCTTCTACGAGAACAACATCTTTAACATTATACTCTAAGTACTTTGCGTAATTGTTTTTGTATAAGGTATGCAATGAACCATACTCTGAATAATCTAGTTTCTTCTTACCTAATTCAAAGTGAGCGATGTAATCTAGTTTGTATGACTCTTGGTTATGAAAAGTAGACCTACGATATAGTTCTAAGTAGTCTACGATGTTGACACCATACAAGTCAAATATCTGAGTCTTCTGATAACCATTCTGTAAAAACTCTCTACTAGAAGACATATTCCATGGCGATAACTTTTTGTGTGCATCTTCACCGAATAGTCTATCGATTCTATTACAAAGATAAGTCATATCAAATGCATCTACATTCCAACCAGTAATGATATCGAACCATTCTTGTCGCCAGTATTTAATAAACTCTGTTAGTAGATGTGCCTCATTTTTACAGTTGATATAGATTACATCTGATTCTGTTTCCCATTCACCTAGACCAAATACAACACAAGACTTACCGAATGGTTTGATTGAGATTGCGTTGACCTTTTCTATTGCTTCGCCTGGTTCTGGAAAACCATTTTCTGATTCACACTCAATATCAAGTGTGGCAATTTTGATTGCATTTGCATCAAAGTCTATCTTGCCAGGAAACTTATCTGATATGTAAGTATACACATACCTATCGTAACCATGAACTTCAAAACCGTCTATGCCTTGATACTTTTCTTTGAACTTTCTTGCACCACCCATTGAGTCTAAGTTGACTACATCTAGTGGTCTGCCGTCAAGTGCCTTGTAAGGCGTAGCGCTTTTCTTTGAGGGAATGAAATGATTTGGACGATAAGATACGGAAAGTTTTTGTTTCTTTCCGTTCTGATAACCAATCGCTAATATTTTGTCACGAGTGCGACATACATTTGTGTAAAAATCCATACTGTAAGTATACTACAGTAGGTCTATTCTGTCAATGTTCTTTTAGATTCGAAGTCGAAATTATTAACAACTGCTGACTTAATATCTGTCCAGTATGAAATCTTTTCTAGTTCTTTCTCTACTGTTTCCATTGTGTCAGGATGTTCTGCGACACCAACTGCGTTCTTTGTTAATACTTCAATATTTATTTTGTGTTTCTCAATCTGAGCATCGGCCTGTTTGACCTGTGCAACGAGAACTCTATTCATAAAGTCTACCATAATTATTTTCTTACTTTGCCTCTTTGGAGGTTGTTGCCTGTCGCAACTTTAAAATTAGTTTCGAGTTGGGGCTTTGCTTCAAACACCGTCTGTATGAGGCCTGAATTGATTGTGAAGGTGTAATCTTTGGCAAAGGGAATCCACGGCGCCAAATTGACTTCCATAGTTCCATCTTTTACCTCCATTACACATACTTGAGCTTCTGAGATTATATAATCTCCATTCCACTTCTTCTCTACAAATCCAATCAGAACTTCACCTGTATCTAATCTGATACATTTGACACTATTCACAATTTCGAACCATGTCTTGTAGTTCTACTGACCTTCTTCCAACTTGACCGAACCATTTTGAGTCTTCCATTTCGACTGCCATTTTTTCCCAATCGCATGAAACAACTCCTTTCCACATGTTATTAAATTTACCAAAACGACTTCCACCTAAGTTGAATGTCATGTTGACTAGTACATGTTGAATGTCTTCTGGAAGACTATAGAAGTCTTCACCACCCTTAGATTCGAATAGGTGTATAGTTTCATCAACATGTTTGTCAAAGTCTGCCTCATAGTATCTATCGACAGTTTCTTGACTGACTGGAGTACCTGCTGGTTCTCCAAATTCTGCATCATCTTCTCTAATAAGATGACCAACCCCTAAGGTTAAGTACCCTAGAGAATCTTCATAGACTTCAAGGACTTCGCCTTCATGTCTCTTAATTTGTTCTTTTAAAACATCTTTATTCATTATTAATTCCTAATTAATTACTCTGAAATTGGTTCTGGAGTTTTATTCGAATCGAATGTATAACCCTCTGATTCTTTATCAGCTTTGAAAGTTTCATAGTCACTTTCTTCACAATTAAAATAGTATCCAACGGTTACGCCGTCTTCTACTTTTGTAAATTTGAGATTACTTCTTGCCATTTTTTGATTCCTCTTCTCTTTTGATTTGCTCTTGAATTAATTCAACTAGAATATCACCCATGAGATTGTTTAATTCACTATTATTTAGTAATTCTTGAATTGCCTCCTCTGTGCCTTCGACACCTTCTGGCATCCTTCTTATGTTTCTTTTGAAGTTCATTTGAGGTTCGCCATTGACAAACTGTACATCACCATATTGATATACTAAACCTTTCCACTCACCACTTACAAGTTCAATGCCTGCATCTTTTTCAAGTGGACTTTCTACAACTTGATATACTTCTTTAAAAAGCATCGTTCATTCTCCTCGCAAACTCTTCATAGTATTCCTCTTCTGATAGATGAACTTCTGAATAGTTTTGTCTTGCCAGTTCTAGTTTTTCTTCTCTAAAGGTATCATCTCTCAACTCTAATGATTTTTCTAGGAACTCTTCAAATGTGTAAACTCTCTGCCACTTATCAATTCTATATGTATTGTTGCAATCATAGTTTCTCCATACAAAGGGTACAATACCTATTGCAAGTGCCTCAACATATCTAGAGGTGGTTGCAGTTTCATCTAACCAATTGAAACACAATGTTTCTCTACAACCCTCTAACAAAGGATAGAGTTTCTTCCAGTCTTTTATCCATTTAGACTTTCTCTCTACACCAGATGGCATACCACCAATAAGTTGGCATGAAAGGTCACTACGATAAATTTGGCGAATGGTCTTCTCTCTATCGTGGCCGTGTTTCATACGACCCCAATATCCAAAGTCGTGAGTCTTAGATGACCCAACCATTTCGGCCAATGGGTTTTTTAAAGTATTTATAAAGTGATACTTCATGCCGTGAATGTTTCCACTGAAATCTATCTCATCGATTTTAGTGAATGATTTTAAATTGATACCTTTGAATACTTCATTGATATATAACTCTTCTGTATCTGCCCTATCACTACAGAACATGATAACATGTTTACCCTCAAAGAAAGGTCTAATTGCATCCATATGTTCATTTGACTTTGCAAGGTCTTTAGGGTTCATCTGCAACTCACCATGATATCTGAATTCTGAATCACTTGGTATTACAATACAGTCTGCCCATTCTATAGTCTCAGGCGTTCTTTTAGGTCTGACATTATCGAATGATACATTGTAAGTATCGTAATTATGTTGTGGATTTGCTTTCATCCACTTCACATAGTTTTCAAAGAAACTATCTAATACTGTTTCTAAAGGTCCATTGTATTTTACAAATGAACGAAGTCTTGCTATTGTTATATTCATGATTGTGTCACCCTTTGTCTTAGACCACTACTACTAAAAGAGTGTTGTCTGTTTGTATAATAAATTTCGTGTAGACCTTTACCTGTGAAATCTCTTTCAGTATAATCTTCTCCCACGAATCTCAAATGTATCTCTGTTGACTCTAATAAGTCAATCAGACTTTGTTCAGTATCATATGGTATGATTTCATCAACATACTTTACTGCCTGCAATTGAACGAATCTCTCATAGACTGATTGAACAGGTTTGTTCTTTTCTTGTCTATCAATACTAGGGTCTGTTTGTAAACCCACGATTAAATATTCGCAATTTTCTTTTGCCTCTTTTAACATGACGATATGACCTGCATGTAGCAAGTCAAAACATCCGCATGTAAATCCTTTTGTCTTCATCTTATAATATCTATGTTTTGATTCTTAGACCAAACTTCTAGTTCATTTCTTAGTCTACCATCTCTCTGTAAATTTTCATATCGTTTTGTTGCCATCTTTTTCCACCATGTGATTACATTCTCTAATTCGAATCTATCAAAGTTTACATTCTTCTCTAAGGTATCTGTCTCTGAGTTCATGTACTCTTTAACATTCTTGTAACCATATGTGCCTAAGTATTGTCTCTTTCTTTCTGTAAGATTCTTTGCATCTACAAAACATTGTTTGAATGGTCTTAGCATTTCACTATCATTTTTCTCAAGTGAGTTTCTTATAATAGATATCATCTTACCTTGTGTCTTCAACTTTCTACTTGATGCCTCTGCATCTACTAAAGGTACGCCATTGTTTTTATTCTCAAACCATTCTTTGAGATGATGATATTTCTCATCATTGATACTTGGTACAAAGTCTGAATCAGTTAGACCAATGAATCTTAAATAAGGTTTCATGCCGTCATACATTGATGATGATTTACTTGAACCATATAATGATGTAGTCTCAAACATACAATACTTTGTATTATACTTTTTGTTCAATGCTCTTCTGGCGTAATGCGAAGTGCAAATGGCGGCAAGAAGTTTACCACCTAGATAATTGAAACCAAAGGGTTGAGTTGGTATGATATTGAAACCCATGATTGTAGAATCATTGAATCTCTTCATCGTATCTTTGTCTGTCGTATTTAGAGGTTTACCTAAGAACTCATTACGAGGTTTACTATTAATAGTAGGGCTGCCAAATCTAATAAATCCCACAATCTTATTCGTATTCTTTTCATAAACTACCCACTTTAAAGTTTTGCCTGGTATAGACTTTTGTATCATTTGAGATGCAACTATGTCAATGTAATCATCATAGATTGGCATCTCTCTGCAAACAAACTCCATATCATTTGGGTGCATAGTAAAGTCTTGAAACATATCATCTTCTGGTCCCATACCAAATAAAGATGCAGGTCTTTCTGCCATCTTTTCTAATTTGACTTTGCGAAGATAATCATCTATTCTATCGAAATTGGAATAGTAGTCAATAAAAATTTGACCTACATATTCAGCATCTTGTTTTGAAAGTATTAACATAATAAAAAACCCAAGTCCATTATACGATGAACTTGGGTTCCTGTCTAGTGAGTTTTTGTGTTATGCTACAAAATCATCTTCTGGTTGCCATGAGCATCCAGTTAGACCACCTGCCTTAAGTGCCTGTAAGGTTCTTAAAACTTCGTCTGCATTTCTACCTGTATCTAGTGCATTTACTGATACATGTTGTACGACTCTTTGTTTATCAACAATGAAAGTTGCCCTATAACAGACTCCTTCTTCTTGGTTGATAATGCCCAAAGATTCTGAAAGATACAGACCACAGTCTGCAGCTAATGTATGTTGAATGTTTCCAATCAACTCATTACTTTGTTTCCATGCAAGTTTACAAAACTCATTATCGCCAGATATACCTATCACATTTGCCTCACTTGTCAAAATATCCATTGCAGAAATTTCGGTAGGACAAATAAATGTAAAGTCTTTAGGGTAGAAGTAAATTACTGACCAATCATGTTTATGTGGTGTATAACTCTCTTCTACTGAGACCGGTACAATCTCATTGTTAGAATTAACTCCTTGTAATTCAAAGGAAGGAAATTCATCTCCGACACAAAGCATGCCGTTGTTATAAGGGTAAGACATATCGTTCTCCATAATAAAGTTGGAGCGGAGTTCTAGAATTGCACTAGAATCTCTTAACTGGAAGTAAAGTGTTTTACTTTAAACTAACTCCGCATGTATACAGTATACTAAAAGACTGCATACTTTTCAAGGGGGTTTTTAAAATTATTTAATTTTAATTACTTGAGGTTTCTCTTCTTCTGGAATCTCTTTTAAGAGTGAGATGATGAGCATACCATCTTTAACTTCTGCACCCTTTACTTTTACATATTCACCAAGAGTCCAACTTCTTGCAAAGTTTCTCTCAGAAATACCTTTATGTGCAAAGTCAATCTCCCTAGTCTCTTTCTTACCATCGACTTTAAGAACTGAATCTTTAAACTCAATGAATAATTCATCTTTACTAAATCCTGCTACTGCAAGTTCAATGATGTAAGACTCTTCAGAAGACTTGATTACATTGTAAGGTGGGAAGTTATCGTTAATATTCGAGATTCTCTCCATGTCTGAAAAGAGTTTATCGAATCCTATTGTGAATGGTCTGAACTGACCAAAGTTATCTATTGCTGTCATATTTTCTCCTATTTAAAGCAAGTTATGTTACCTAACCTCTATTGAGCATTAGGGTAGCAGAGAACCGAGCTCTTTTGAAGACTTGGGGTCACTAGATGTCGGCGTTGCCCAATCCTAGTTCCAAATCCGAGCTCTTTTGAAGTTCTCGTACTACTATTATATATGTCTTCTTACAGATTTTTCAAGGGGTTTTTTAAAAAAAACTTAATAAATGTCTCTGATTACATTCTGTAATCTTCCGCATTTCATAAGGTTGTGTAGTTTGTCTGCTTGTGTCTTTAGATACTCGGCAGACAATGATGCATAATATCGCATTGTTATCTCCTGTTATGTTAGAAACTATCTGACAACTGGACTTCGCTTTCGCTACTTACTCTTTGTGTCGTAATTGTTTCTGTTATGTGACAATTGTGTGTCACAATAGTATTTAGTAATTATACTAGCTAAAGGTTATATTTGCAAGACCCTTTATGTTTCTTCTGACCATTTCATTTTTAACCTTTTGTCTGAGTTTAGGTATAACTGGTTTGTTATACGCATCTATCAACTCTGCATTAGATTTGCATTTCATATAGTCATGAACTATAGTTTTCTTTTTTGTATTTCTATCTATTTGTATAGAAGTTTTACCGAATTTCACTGGCATCATAATCTCCTTTTTTATTATTTAGTGACATTTAATAATTCAAATTCTTCGCATTTCATACATTTACCACAATTAGTAAAATGTATACAACTTTGAACTAATGGTTTTATATCATCTCTTATATAATCCCATTGCTGTTTTTTTGTCCAACCTATTAGTGGTGCTGATATTGTTTGTTTGATTGGCCAATCAAAAGAATGTTTATAACTTCCGTCATGATGTTTTGCATCTGCATCATGATATCCTTTTACTTTTTGGGGTATGTTCTGTAATGCCTCAAATACATTTTGAACCTGATACTTTGTAGGGTCGACTATAGAACAGTCTCCTAATCCATCATTGAACTCTAACATACCACTATTTGCTCCCCAATAGAAATTTTTAACTTTTGAAAATCTCAATGATGCATTACACATTGCTAATAACCAATGTCTTGTAGAATAAAAAGAAGTTTCGACATCACGATATTTGGTATAATGTTCATGAGTATGTGTTATAAAGTCAACATCAAGTAGTTTACATATTAGTTCTAAATGATTGGGAAGACGATTAGCTTGAATTGTTTTTTTTCTTGCAGGATAATGACTGTATATTGCAGCCACTTTTAATTTGTTATCACAAAGATATTGTAGAAGTGATGTAGATTCCACTCCGCCAGAAAATGCAACAACGGCATCTATTTCTGAAGTATTTTTAGAAAAGCGATTCATATTTTCCCTTTTGTTTAGGTGTAGAAAGTGTACAAACTATAGAATATCTTTTTGTATTTGTCTGCATAGGTTTAACCATATGTGTTATATTATTGGGAAATAAAACCAATAAAGATTCTACTACACTTATACTTAAAACATCAGTATGAGAATTTTTATATGCAAAGTTTGGAGAAAAGAGAATTAAATCTCCCTCGTCTTTACTATATCTACTTTTCATGAAATTATCTTTTTCTACTAGACCCTTTGGAAAATATACAGCAGTCATTTTGGTAGAAACCGAACCCCTTATTTCGTTTTTTTTACTGTTATGAGTATGTGGAAAAGAAAATCCACCAGCTCCATGTATAAGATTAGCCCAACAGGCTGATACTTGCATCTCTTCTTCTAGGAGTAAATCGTCTATCTGACGAGTTAAAGTTCTAAAACTATGATAAGTATGTTGCATCTTAGTGTTCGATTGCCAAGTGTTATTGGGTGTAGAAGCAAAACTTCGTGTGTCACCATCTGGCGCAAGGAGTTTTTCTTGTTCAATTTCATCAATCAAG